ATAAGGTCTTGTGAGTATAGCAGTTAGCCCTATAAGGCTCAATACTAGGGGAAGTACCACTGCATATAATCCCACTACTAGCGTTAGGAGCAACAGCCAATAGATTAGCGTTGCGTTTACCTGTACCATGAATATCAGGAGCTTCGCCCCTTTCGACAGCAAGTTCTTTAGTAGCTTGAGTGGCTCTAGATTTGATAAAGGTGAATGCTTTATGATTGAAACCAGTTGCATATATTCCCTCGAAAGGTATGTTCCTAGATTGGAGATATGCATGGAAACCCATAGCACCCAGTCCCAAGCTTCTCTCTCGATATGCCGAATACGCAGACTTAGTATATCCCTCCTTACCTTCTCTAACATATTTTTGAAATCTTTTAAAGTTTGCACTATACTCTCCTAGTTGTGTTGTATCTATTGCGTTGTCAATGTAATGTTGTAATACATTATCCAACATGGTTATTAAATCTTGTATGAAGTTATCATCTTTTGACCAAGCATCAAAGTGTTCTAAGTTTACTGAGGATAAACAACAGACTGCTGTTCTTTCCTCGTTAGTAGGTAAAGTAATCTCTGAACATAAGTTACTTTGTCTAATTTTTAAACCTAAATCTTTTTGTTTCTGTGGTAGTGCATCATTACATGTGTCTATGTTAATCATATAAGGCTCACCTGTCTCTGCTCTAGCGTGGATAATCTGCCACCATATGTCTCTAGCATTAACTATTTTAACAGCTTCGTTAGTCTTAGGGTCAATCAATCTCCAGTCTTCATCAAGCTCTACGGCTTTAAGAAAGGCATTAGTAATATTAATACCATTATGTAGATTAAGATTCTTCCTGTTGATATCACCACCTGATTCTTTTCTCATGTTTATAAACTCTTCAATCTCGGGGTGACTTATATCCATGTAAGCTGCATAGCTACCACGTCTTGTTGTGCCTTGATTGAAGGCTAACATCTGTGAGTCTACAACGTGGATGAAAGGAATGCTTCCAGTAGAACGACTGCCATGAGCAGTTGAAATACCATTGCTCCTAATATCACCCCAATATCCACCGATGCCTCCACCTGAACTTGCCAACCATATATTCTCGTCATAGTGAGCAGATAAACCACTCCTACTGTCAGGAACATAATTGAGGAAACAACTGATAGGAAGCCCACGGCTTGTGCCCCCGTTACTAAGTATAGGAGTGCTAAACATGAACCAACGAGAGGAGCTGTAGTTGTAAAGTCTTTGAGCCAGTTCAAAATCTGTCTCACCTTTGTATGTTGCTCCGAAGACGGAGGCTCTTGCGAATGCTTCTTGTGCATGTGTTTCGTTCTCCCAAAAGTATCTATCTTTTAATGTGTCGAGACTAAACTTATCAAATGTTTTTTCTTTGTCGTAGTCTATTTCAATTCCTAAGTAAGGCTTAGTTCCTATCTTGTCTTCAATCATCTTGAATGTCCTGTAAATGTATAGCCATTATAGCATAATGAATTATTTTTAGCAAGTCTGCTTGNTTATGCCCNTTCTTTTTTCCATACCTCATAGCATACTTTATAATATTACCAATACAAAATCCTTCTCCATGTCCGTTATCAAATATAACATCTGTTGCTTGATAATCTCCATAAGCATAATGTTTCTCATAAGTNTTATCNACATATCTTTGTATTTGTTTTATTGTCTNACCTTCGTTAAATTTATAATTCATTACTCTTCCATTCCTTCGGTAAACTTTCTTCGTTATACCATTTAAAGTTATTTGTCTCTGCCCATTCAGCATGACTTCTTTTAGTTCCGTCTTTTCTTTTTTTTGCTTGTGGCATTGGGGCAAAAGGTTTTTGAAATAAGAACACTAACTCATAATCTTTTGGCAAAGCCGTCCGAATATGTATGTACTTACTATACTCTGCGTAGTCCCAGAACCTACCTTTAGCTTCTATTAAAATAGTTTTGTTATCTATTATCTTAACAAAGTCAGGTTCGTATTTATGCTTAACAATATAATCTATATTATCCCAATGATGTTTCCAATCCCTGAGAAGTGTTTGATGTATTTCATATTCCCAAATACTATCATACCCTTTAGGTACTCCAGTTTTTTTAGGTCTAGGTTTTCTTGGTACTCTTCTAGGCATTGATAGACGAGTCGTAGTTTTTAACTAACTTCCAGTAATCTAATATAGCATTAAACATAGCAGTGTGTTTAGCTTGAGAATCTTTGTCCCAAATATGACAAGCTATAAGCTCTGTGTTTTTTCTGTCTACAAATATAGATACTCTTTCTACATCAGTAAACCCACAGCCTTGAGCATAAGCAGACAACTGCATACCATGTTCATCGTATACTAATTTAGCAGGGTCTTTACCGAATAGATTATCTTTAGTTTTAAAGTCAACAAAGATACCAGACTTAGAATATAAATCTATCTTACCACCATACCCTGATTCAGCACAGAAAGAATCTTCTGCAATCCATTCTTCATCNGGNAAGTTTTCATCTAACCAAGCTTGAATAATTTCATAGGTGTTACTAGTACCTTCACCTAAGAAGCCACGTTCAATCATAGCATGAATCTTAGTGCCTTGTTGAGCAGCTCTGATACCTATACTTTTAGAATCATCTTTACATCTATAAGTAAAAGAGTTAAGTGATTCTCCTTCGTGTCTTTCTAGTGTAAGTGCTGACTTTAAAGCTTGGTCTATCTTCCAATTTTCTAATGCAGGTTTAGCTATCATGCCTAGTATAGTAGTGACAGAAGGAACTAAGTTTTCTTTCTTAGCATCTCTAAGATTAGTGTTCCTTTCTTTACCATTAGCACCGATGATAGTATACATTGGTTCTCCCTCTTGAGTATACCAATGTCCTGACTCAGACGTAAATTTATTATAGCTATCTAATGTTGAATTGTCAATAAGTTCTTCTTGTTTATTTATCATTATGTTTCACCCATCTTAATTTTCTTGTATCAGGTAAGTATAATAAATACTTAACACCTGCTTTGATTTGTTTTTCAGTTCTTGTTGTTCTTGATGTATAAGAATCTGCAGTTCTATAATCTCTTCTAGCAGTCTTTACATCTATTAATGTTACCTGTCCTTGAGGGTCTCGGGCTACTAAGTCAATGAACCCATCACACCCACAGTTTTTAAATACTTCATAGCCATTATCCCATAGCCAAGTGACTGCATAAAATTCTGCAAGGTCTCCCTTTCTATTTGTTGAATGTTCTTTAGTGTGTTTCATACCAATTCTCTCCTATTTTATATTCTCCTGTTAAAGGGCATCTCATTTTAAAATGCTCTGATGCTCGTTCAATAGACTTAACTCCTAGTTCTCCCACAAAATCAGCTTGTTCTGTAGGTACTTCTATTTGCCATTCGTCATGGATGTTAGCTACAAACTTAGCATCTATATCATTTAGTTTTATTAAAGCTTGTAAGAAACACATAGCTTTCTTCATTGCTATTGCACCACCACCTTGTAGTAAAGTATTAAGTGCAGCATGTTGACTACGTACATATATCTTACGTCCATCTAAACCTTTTAAGAATCCTCGTTCAGAGGCTTTTTGTACTTTTTCTTTTAGTATTTTTAATGAGGGTAGATTTTTAAAGAAGGTTTGTTTTAGTTCTTTACCTTTGTTTAAACCACCACCGGCAACACTACCTATTTTAGCATCACCTGCTCCATAAACTAAAGCATATATAAATGTCTTAGCTTGGTCTCTTGTCTTTAGACCTGCAAGGTTTTGATTAGTAGTATGTATATCACCATTGATTACTTCTTCAATATACTCAGGGTCATTCATATAGTGAGCTAACATTCTAAGTTCTAGTCCACTAGCATCTATACCCACAAGCTTTCTTCCTTCGGGTACAGTCCAACATGAACGACACTCCTTGCCATAAGGACTACCTGCATTAGGTACTTGTGCCATGTTAGGATTTCTATGTGTCATCCTTCCAGTAATAGTACCATTAGGTATGACACTTCCATGTACTCTGTCTTCTTTGAGTTCATCTATCCATGATGTTACTTGAGCAATTCTCTTCTGGTATAATAAGAAGTCTGCAATTAACTTAGCTTCTTTTATATGTTCTATTTTCTTTAGAGTTCCTTCGTCTACTATAGGTTGTTTTGTTGGTGTAAATTTTACAGGCTTCCAACCAAAGTCAATAAGATATTCTCCTATTTGTTTACGACTACCTAAATTAAAGTCAACTAACTTCTGTCTCATGAATGGATTCATATTCTGTGTAGTTATACATTTATTATATTCTTCATCAGTCAAACCACGTTTAGATAACTCTCCGTCTTTTCTGATATAAGGTGTTACTAATTTATCATCAACCAACTTAGGTTTGAAAGTATTATGAACTTCATCTTCAACAGCAATTTGCTTTGCTTTTAGTTCGGCTAATAATTCCATAGCTTGTTTGGTATTAAAAAAGAATCCAGTCTTTTCTTGTTCCTTCATTATCTTAGCTACATCATGTTCAAGCCTGATAGATTCGTCACTAAATACACTACCTTCTCTTAATAGATAATGATATACAGCTTCGTTTAACTTAACATCTTGAACACAGTAGTCTAACATAGCAGGTGTGTACTCATCAAAAGTTTCAGGTTGTTGTTGTTTTAAAGAACCAACACGCCAACCCCAAGCTTTTAAACTATGTCCATTCTCACGGACAGGATTAAATAATCTTGACATTACTAGTGTGTCTTCAATATTACAATCAAACGTAGCACCGTATAACTTTTCTAATACAGGCATGTCATAGCCTATAATGTTATGACCTATTAATGTATCAGCAGTTTGTAAAAACTCAATACCTTCTTCTATTTGAGTGTTGTCAAACTTATGTATACCACCGGATACNTCTTTAGCTACGATACACCACACATTATTNGGGTCTAGTCCGTCAGCTTCTATATCAAATACTAATTTAAAATTGCTCATTGTCAAATGTTTCCTCCTCTGATACTTCAAATAATCTACCAGTATCAACATTATATCTGAGACCACAAGCTAATCCTGTGTCTCCTGTGTACCTAGATTTGAGTACACGAACCTTAGTTGTATTAGCTTCTTCAGGATTCGTTGCTTGTTGATTTCTCTCCAATGCAATTACAGAATCTGATAGTTGAGCTATCCCTTGTGAACCTTTGAGGTGAGATAAAGAAACTTCTATTCCTTGTTCATGTCCCTTATCACCTGCTGCTCTTCTAAGGTGAGATACTAATATCATACCAACGCCTGTCTCTTCTACAAGACTACGTAATTTATTCATCAGCATATCAATACCTCTTCTCTCGTCTCCTTCATGGAGTACATTAACAAGCATATGTAAGTGGTCAACTATAACCCATTTACATTCACAGCCTACAATAATATATCTAAGCTTGGCAAAGATATCATCAATGTCAGTAGCACCTA